AAACCAATGGGTTATCATACAGGCTCAAAAGTTGAAATATGTGTTGATTGTACTTTAAAAGGATACGGGAAAAAAAATGAACGATTATAGATGCAGAGTATCAGAAGAAGATGCGAGAGATTCACATTTTGACGGACTAACGGACGCGGAAGAGAGAGAGTTGGCACTACAGGCGCACATTGACCGGCGCGAGACTTTAAAGGCCATAGTAGCGGCCACGCAGGAAAAGATAGATAGACTGTTAAAGTTTGCTAATTTTTCGCCAGATGCTGAGGATATTGAGGCCGCAGAGACGTTGGACGACTGTATGGACTTCTACATATATAAATTTATATTGAAAGATAGAGAGGTTTAAAATGATTACAGATAATACTACAGAGAACGACCTACTAGCGGAGACCATAGAAGAGTTAGGTCAGAGCCTAACGGAATTGCAGCAGGTTATAAACGATATTAAAGAGCAGGTAAACTATAGACCAGAGGAAACAGCATAATGACAACGTATTACAGATTAGAGCAACAGATTATCGACTGGCACAACGCACGCAACCTGATTGAGGGCAGTACAGACCACCAACAGTTCGAGAAGCTGCTAGAAGAGGTAGAAGAGCTACGGGTCAACATAGAACACAGTCAAGACTTTAGCGATGACGTAGGCGACATCTTGGTAGTGCTGATTAATCTATGCGAGCGACACAACTTAACATTGACGGACTGTATGAACGTAGCCTATAATGATATTAAGTACCGCACAGGAAAAATGGTGGACGGTTTATTCGTGAAGGATTTAGTGGACGACAGCGGGAGAATTACAGATGCAGTTTAATATAGCAGGTATGTTTTTAAACGTAGAACCACGGTTCGGCATTGGGTTAGACATAGAGAGCGTAGAGAGCCGACCAGTATGGACAGTAAAGGACGGAGAGTTAGGCACTATGGCTTTCGATGGATTGGTATTGCTATTGCCCTTCTTTATTGTTACACTAGGCAACGTATGGACGGAGGTAGACGAATGATATTGACAATATTTTTAACAGGTATAATCCTATGCCTAGGCTATGGCATCAAAGAAACTATGGAGCATTGGGACAATGAGCAAGATTAAAGAACAACTGATTGGATACGAGCAGAACGACTGGATTAGTAATGACGACCACGTTAGAGTCGACGAAGTAACGGAGTACCTATTGTACGCTATGAGCGTAGCAGAGATGCAACAGGCCGCTAAACAGCACATACAGCACGACCTGTACACCATGGCGCGTAGCGACTTCGAGAAGGTACATTATGACACTATAGGAGTGCATACAAAGTGAGTAGATGCAAAGCGTGTGACGCTATTATGACTGAATCAGAGTTAAAGAGGATTGACTACAACACTGGGGAGCATTTAGATTTATGCTACGAGTGCATGGTTGAGAGTGAAAGAGCAGTAAGAGACAGTGAAGTAGAAGAAGTATTGGATTTAAGTGAATTAGGGTTTGACATCAGTAACAATTAATGATATAATATTACTATAGTAAGTTATTTAGTTAGTGCAGTAGCAGCTTACTAAGGTAAACTAAAGTATAATTCAGCAACAATAACATAGAGAGAAACGATATGAGTCAGGTATTAGAAGGTACAGTAGCATTTGAGAACTTAACTGAGCATGAGATGTACAACGGACAGTCCACAGGTAAATACTCCTTGGTGTTGTCTTTAGATGAAGGTGATGCGGATAGCTTGGACTCCTTGGGTGTCAAACTACGCGAGTACGAAGGAACAAAGCAACGTAAGTTTGCCAGTAAGTTTGAGGTCGGTATCCTGAATGCGGACGGCACACCATTTGCAGGTCGAGTACCGCGAGGCTCTAAGGTTCGTATCTTGTGGCAGGAAGGCGCACCACATCCAGTACACGGCACTAGCACCTACCTTAATAAGGTCAAGGTGTTGGAAGTAGCTGAGCAGGAAGAGGTAGCCGACTTCTAATGAAAACAGAGTCAACCTTTCTAAAGCATGAGCCATGTCCGTCATGTGGCTCAGGCAACAATCTAGCAAGGTACTCAGATGGTCACGCACACTGCTTCACAGCGGGATGCGGACACAGAGAGAGAGGCAACGGAACTGCCTCAGACTTTGCTCCAAGTCAACCAACCAGAGCGTATGAGATGACAGGAGTTATAGCAGCAATACCGGACAGGAGAATATCACAGAAGATTGCACAGAAGTTTGGTGTAACAGTTGAGTTCTCTCCGGAAGGTAAGATAGTAAAACACCACTACCCTTACTACGATAAGGACAGTAACAAGCCTACAGGGTCAAAGGTCAGGCAGGTAGAAACTAAAGGATTCTACGCCACTGGTAACTTTGACAACGTAGGATTGTTTGGACAGCAGGCAAGCAGGGACGGTGGGAAGTACATCACCATCACGGAAGGTGAAGCGGATGCCTTAGCAGTTAGTGAGATGTTCGACGGCAAATGGCCTGTAGTGTCTATTAGGTCAGGCGCAGCGGCAGCAGCTAAGGACATCAAAGCCAACTTAGACTGGTTAGAAACCTTTGATAACATTATTATCTGTTTTGATAATGATAAGGCAGGACAGGAGGCAGCTCAGTCAGTGCTTGGTTTGTTCACACCTAACAAAGCTAAGAACGTAGTTCTGCCCTTGAAGGACGCAGGGGATATGTTGAAGGCTAACAAGGTCAGAGACTTTACTGACGCTTGGTGGGACGCTAAAGCCTACAGGCCTGACGGTATTGTCTCAGGGTTGGATACATGGGATATGCTACAGGAACAGAAGGACGTGAAGTCCATTCCGTATCCTTGGACTTGTCTCAATGATTACACCCACGGCTTTAGACGTAAGGAGCTAGTGACGATAACCTCAGGCTCAGGCATGGGCAAGTCACAGATAATGAGAGAGTTAGAGCATTACCTGCTACAGCAAACCGAGGACAACATCGGCATCCTAGCCTTGGAGGAAGACGTACCTAAGACTACGCTTGGTATTATGTCTATTGAGGCTAACAAACAGCTACACCTACCGGAGGTCAGAGGTGCGCTTGTGGAAGGAGAGGAACGAGGATACTGGGAGAAGACATTCGGCTTAGGCCGTGTTCAGTTACTCGACCACTTCGGCAGTACCAGTGAGGATGACCTGCTAGGACGCATCAGGTACATGGCTAAAGGATTAGACTGTAAATGGATTATCCTTGACCACCTCAGTATCGTAGTGAGTGACCAGAGCCACGGTGACGAGCGTAAGGCAATCGACAGCATTATGACCAACCTACGTAAGATAGTGCAGGAGACAGGCATCGGGTTATTCTTGGTGTCACACCTCAGACGACCATCAGGACAGAAGGCGCACGAGGACGGAGGTAAGATTAGCTTAGGAGAGCTACGAGGTTCAGCGGCTATCGCACAGTTAAGTGATATGGTTATTGGACTAGAGCGAGACCAACAACACGCAGACCCAGAGACACGCAACACTACTTGTGTCAGGGTACTGAAGAATAGGTTTGTTGGACTTACAGGTGCTGCCTGCTACCTTTATTACGATAAGGACTCAGGCCGTATGATTGAAACAGCCTGCCCCACTGAAGGTGACTCGGAGTTCTAATGAAACAGATAGTCTTTGATATTGAAGCTAATGGCCTAAACCCTGATACGGTTTGGTGCATTATAGCCTACGAGAGAGAGGCTAAGGAGTACATTGAGTGGTCAGGGGATACCCTACCTAACTTCAAGGACTGGGTTAAGGAGCAGGACGAGCTAGAGGTTATCGGTCACAACATCATTGGTTACGACATACCAGTGTTGGAGAGACTATTAAAGGTAGACTTTAGTAAGTGCAAAGTAACTGACACATTAGTTATGTCCAGACTAGCGGAACCATCGCGCTTGGGTGGTCATAGTTTGGAGAACTGGGGTCAGCTGCTACATCAACCGAAAGGAGAACACAGTGATTGGCTTAATTTTTCGCAGGATATGTTGGAGTATTGCAAGCAAGATGTTAGGGTTAATGAACTGGTGTACCAGAGATTACTTCGTGACCTTAATAGCTTTGGAACTGAAAGCGTTATGTTGGAAGGTCAGGTACAAAGGATTATTAGCAAGCAGATTGAGAACGGATGGCTTCTAAACCAGAGAGCAGCCTTTAACCTGTTAGGAGAACTGAAGGAAAAGAAGTTCGACTTAGAGGATAAGGTACACGAGAAGTTCAAACCACTACCTACATTTATTAAAGAGATAACACCCAAGGTTAAGAAGGACGGAACTTACTCAGTAGTAGGCTTAAAGTTCTTAGGTGACCAATGGGAGATAGCAGTAGCACCATTTAGCAGACTGGATTATCCAGAGTTTAACTTAGGCTCACGTCAACAGATAGGACGTTACCTAAAGTACTTCGGATGGCAACCAGAGACTTTCACTGACAAAGGGCAGCCAATCGTTGACGAAGGCGTTCTTAGCAAGGTGAAGGGTATACCGGAAGCGGAGCTTATTGGTGAGTACCTGATGATACAGAAGCGTATCGCACAGGTGCAGAGTTGGTTGGACGCTGTTAAGGATGACGGTAGGGTACATGGTTACGTGAATGCCAACGGAGCAGTAACCGGACGTATGACACACTCCAGTCCAAACATGGGACAGGTTCCGGCAGGTTATTCGCCCTACGGTAAAGAGTGTCGTGCAGTATGGGTTGTACCGGAAGGTTACAAGTTGGTAGGTATGGACGCAAGCGGCTTAGAGTTACGTATGCTTGCACACTACATGAACGATAAGGACTACACTAATGAAATTCTCACGGGAGATATTCACACGGCAAACCAGTTGGCTGCAGGCCTTGACACTCGAAGTCAAGCAAAGACTTTCATCTACGCTTTTCTGTACGGTGCAGGAGATGCGAAAATCGGAAGTATCGTCGGTGGAACTGCACGAGATGGTAGACGACTTAAGGCAAAGTTCCTCAAAAATACGCCTGCTCTTGGAGCATTACGAGAACGAGTTGTTGTGGCTGCAGGAAGAGGCTTTGTTTTTGGACTCGATAGAAGGAAAGTTTCCATTCGTTCCGAACACGCGGCATTGAACTCACTCTTACAAAGCGCAGGTGCAATCATTATGAAAAAAGCACTGTGCATTCTAGATGAGTACGCTACCCTACATAAGATTAACTATAAGATAATAGGAAACATCCACGATGAAATCCAGACGGAGGTCGCAACAAAGGACGCAGAAAGGTTTGGCAGACTGGCAACGGCTAGTATTGAAGCCGCAGGCTTGCACTACGAACTTAACTGCCCTCTCGCAGGAGAGTATCAAATTGGCGACAACTGGTCAGAAACTCACTAATGAGGAAACAGACAATGGCTTACAATAGACATTTAGAAGACAGAACACGACTCACAGTAAACGGTAAGCAGATTAGAGTGGGCAACCCTAACCACCCTTACCATGAGATGTACAAGCAGCATGGACTACAGGCAGTTATTATGGCTATGGGGTTGATAGATAAGAAGGTAGTTGAAGTACAAGAACCTGAGCAGTTCCCTTGGATTAGTACCATATTTGGTATTGCTATTCTCTGGGCAGTTGTTTGTTTCACGTTCTTCGGGGAATAACATGAAGCCTACTAAAGCTGATAGGAAGAAGTTTGACATTGACTTAGCATACGGTGAAGTAAGGGAAGATAAGATTGCCGAGATGATGACCAACAAGAAGATAGAAGTTAAGTCAGAGAAGGATATGTGGCAGAAGACTGGTAACATTTGCATTGAGTACCAGTCGTGGGGTAAGCCTTCAGGCATTGAAGCTACTGAATCTGACTACTGGTTCCACAACCTGTGCGTAGGGGAAGAGGAATACTGCACCTTAGTCTTTGACACAACGGTGTTGAGGAAGATTATTGCAGCTAACAAGTTCCGCTCAGTATCAGGTGGCGATAATAACGCAAGCAGGATGCACCTGATTCCATTAAAGAAGCTGTTTGATATGAATGTGATACAGGCGTTCAAGGACTTAGACAATGAAAACGACTGATACAGTAGTAGCAGACATCTACAAGATGATGGAGACTAAGGACGCTGACCCTAACGTGGACGTAGAGGCAGAGATTGAGAAGTTCGGTGAAGGTGTTAAAGAGCTAATGCGTACTGAGTTCGGCAGGGAGAAGCGACAGGACAAGCGGACGCTTAGGTTGTCTAACATTGGACGCACTGACCGATACCTTTGGAATGTAGTAGCAGGTACTGAGAAGGAAGAGATAGAGCCACACACGTACGTTAAGTTTATGTATGGACATCTAGTTGAAGAGATGCTGTTATTCTTAACACGTATGGCAGGACACACAGTCACAGACGAGCAGAAGCAGTGTGAAGTGAATGGCATTCGCGGCTCAATGGACTGTAAGATAGACGGAGTAGTTACGGACGTTAAGTCAGCCAGTGCCTTCGGCTTTAAGAAGTTTAAGGAAGGTAAGCTACTACATGACGACCCCTTCGGTTACGTTGACCAGATTAAAGCCTACGCTCACTCAGAGGGAGAGACGGAGATTGGTTGGCTTGCTATGGACAAGACTAACGGACACCTTACGTTCCTGAAGTACGACATGGCTGACCCCAAGGTT